TGGCGGGCCGGGATCGCCTGGCGGGCCGGGGTCGCCTGGCGGGCCGGGGTCGCCTGGCGGGCCGGGGTCGCCTGGCGGGCCGGGGTCGCCTGGCGGGCCGGTTGTCTGATCCACCAATGTTTGGACTTCGGTATCCACACGACTGATAAAGGTGTGCAAATCGAGAATCCCATGTTCAATTGCTACAATCTCCTCAGCAAGAAACTGCGTGTTAATAGATGCCACGTCAAGATTCACAATTGGCGGCCAGATGCCATTCCATATTTGTTGCGGGAAATTACTCACTGGCATCGGAAACCTCCACTGTTAAATCTTGCGGGTGCCGATCCATGTCAAGCCACTCGCACGCGCAGCAGCGCATGACGCGGGCGACTTCCTCCAAGTTGGAGTCGTCGGGCATCTCGGCAAGATTCAGAATGATCTGAATGTTCATTTGCCTTGCAGTTTAGCAACGATCATTTGAGCCAACGACATCGCCAAGTAGGTGATAGCCGGAGCACAAATCGAAAGGATGATCGCAGTTGTTGTTGTCGTATCAAAGTCTCCTTAACTGCACGGCCAGGACTCGAACCTGGGACCATCGGCTTAACGGGCCGTTGCTCTGCCACGCTGAGCTACCGTGCAAATGTCACCACCCCAAATCCGCCCTCTGTCCGCAGGGAATAAGGGGATTCTGTTTCAAGATTTCAGGATTCCGTACAAAGATCGAAGTACACCATTCGTATCTCTGTACCGGACCCACTCCCCAAAAGTCAAGTCGGACAAACCCAGCATCGACCAACAGTTGATAGGCGGCATTATACTGCCAACGTTCCGAGTTGTCAAATAGGACAATTCCATTCGGTCCAAGTTGACGCGCCGCCAACCAAGCGGTAAGAATCCGCGCCATGCCGTCCACAACAACAAGGTCGAAATAACCTACTGGGTAGGTCAGAATCTCTGAGGCATATCCCGCAAACTCTTTGCAAAGTAGACCATGTTCGATGTCGTGCGCAACATTCCCCGATGTGGGCAACTCATAGTTCTTCTGAAAGAACTCCTCTAGGACCGTTGTGTATGCCGTTGGACAATTCATCGCGCGATGTATCACGACCGCCCGTTCAGTCGCGTTAGTGCGAACCTTCTCGACCCATTGCTGGTTGTGATCCACGGCAATAACTGCCCGGACCAACTTGCTCCACCATACCGTAGACGATCCACAACCAAACTCAAAAACCTTGAAGTCCGGCCGTATGATCCTCAACAACATCGACACCGCAGGATACGTGATCCAAGGTATTGGACCATTTGCATCCTGGGGTTCGCCTGATAACGAAAGAAACCACCCCTTGCGCGCAAGGTAGTTCTTTGCCAGCCAAAATAGGCGGGTATCACAGAGACGTTGTTGAGCGTATTCATCAATGTTCATAGTGGCGGGTAGTGGACTCGAACCACTGTGAACGGCGTATGAGACCGTTGAGATGCCACTTCTCGAACCCGCTATATGGGGCAGTAGGGAATCGAACCCTATTGGTCGTGTGACCGGCGGGTTTACAGCCCGCTGCCCGTCCATCGAGCATCTACCCCACGTCTCTCACCGTCGCCTACGCCACGGTGAGGGTACTGTGCCCACGCATGGTGGGTCAGCTATTACTCTTCCTCGTCGTCGTCTTCGTCATAGTCGTCATCTTCATCTTCATCTTCATCTTCATCTTCGTCGTCCCAGTCGTCTTCGTCTTCGTCTTCGTCCCAGTCGTCGTCGTCGTCGTCTTCGTCGTCGTCGTCGAAGTCTTCATCTTCATCGAGATCAAAGTCGTCGTGCTCTTCGGGCAGTTCGGGATACTCAGGCATGGCGATTCTCCACGGGTTAATGGGTTGGATAACAGGTTTCAGTTTCAGAGTTTGTCGCTTCAAGCGTGTCTGCCACACGTTCAGATGATGTAACTCGTCATCGTCACGAGTCAAGTGTGTAGCCCGTTCCAATGCGGCAACGGCACAGACCATATCACCTGCCAATTCAGCAGCCTTGGCGGCTTGAAGAGCGTTAAGGTAGCGGGGGTTTTCATCCATCATGGCCTCGGTTTGCAATAAGGATTCACGATCACAAGTGGTCCTGGCCCCGTGTAATACGAATTAAGCCAGCGACGTGTGTAGGTTGCAGTCCGTTGGTTGCCATTACCGTAGTAATCACCGCTGTTGAACCTACCGTAACCATAGACACGACCATTGTAGCCGTTCCAGTTACGTTCTGTGATTGTCTCTGTGCCGAAAATATGCTGAGGTTCGGGCAACTTTTCTCGGCGCTTTTCCAGATCGACTTCCTGTTTCTTGTTGAACTCGGTTGCCCATTGAAAGAATTGGGCGTCCGTCATACCGTGGACTTCGACCGGATATGTCACTGGCGGTGGCAATTGGTCACTGATCGTGACCTGCCCGAAACAAGGTGCCGTGACCAATAGAAGCAACACTAGCAATGTCTTCATGGTGTCTCCTCGAAAACAAGTCTCCGCATGTCAGGCAAATTACGCATACCGACCTCCGGTGTACTGGTGCCACAGTCGATTCAGAGTCTCAGCAACATCGCCAATTGAATACACAACCGTTGCCCCTGTAGCCAGAACAAGAGCATAGCACCCAATGCGTCCGCGCGCAATACAAGATGGTTGCAGGACATCAATGCGTGGTGGGCACGCATCCAAAACCTTTTCCTGTCCATCCAACACACCACCAATGAAAAGCGCACGATACTTCATGTTTTCTCCGCAATCGTCAATGCCTCAATGAGACCACTAATGTTGAAACGTAACTCGTCGAAACTAGCCAATGAGATGCCACCGGGCGGCATCACAATACGAACCGAACCATCGGGGCTAGTAGCAAAATGAGTAATCTCAAATTGCCCGATCTTTTCGCCGTCCCGCCAGTGTTCAATTGTATGCGACTTCATGGTGGCACCTTACAATTCTGGTTTTACCCCCATCGCACGCGCGGCGGCCAAACCTTGCCGAATGGCTTTCTTCTTCGCAGCCTCCCGACTTGCTTTGTTGCCGGGAACATAAATGTATGCTTTTCCTTGTTTACCCCAACGGTAAGCTGGTTTCTCATTGACAACCACACGTTTTACAGGCATGTTGTTCTCCTGACTATGAAGTTCTCGGTGACAATTGGCACAAAGGAGATCACATTTGTCCAATTCGCGTTTCAATCTTTTCCAACCCATGCAAGTAACAGCGCGGCCAACAACTTGCTTATAACGACGGGCGCGATGATGAAACTCCAATGCCGCTATGCACCAGCCGTACCCGCAACGAACACACTTGCCACCCTTATATTCAATGGCTCTTTGTTTCTTAGTTTGTACTGTTAGCGTGCGATATGCTGTATACCTGCACTTTTTGCTGCAAAACTTCGCACTTTCGCGGTCTGGTCGAAACCATCCTCCACACGTCGTACAGCGCCTCTTCTTGAACTGCTTTCTAGGTTGTTGATAATTCCAATAAGCCATCCGACAGGCATACGAACAAAGGTAAGCATTATCGCGGTAAGGTGCAAACAACCTCTTGCAAAATCGGCACTGTCTCTTTGCGTAACGTCTCAAAACAACGGCCCCACTTCACGTCCGCCATCAATCAGATACCGAGTGGGTTGCTTCCGTTCATTCACGTCTTTCAGTTTCACATGCAAACGCCATGACACACCATACTTAGGATTAACACCGTGGAAGAGTTGAGATGGTTCCCTATAACCGGCCAGAGCATTGTACGCAAAGGCATCAGTGCCCACCCAACTTCCATTGACCAACATCTCACCATCCATGTCGGATAATGTACTGAGCGTGTGCTGATGACCCATGACGAAGTATCGAGGCCGCTGTCCTGTCATCGCACCTAACGCAATCAGTCCTTTCTGCCGCCGAACCATTCCATACCAAGGAATACCAAGGTTGCCCCGTACATCATCGCCATGACTGACCGAGAAACCGATACCGTTGATTTCGACGTTTGCTGACCAGGCATCAGGAATGGTGAAATTCACATTTTCAAGGTCTTGGCAATGAAGCCGGGCGACCTCAGCGACAAGGTAATCCCAATTCTCCAACGCCCCATTGTAATCCTTCTTCACTGAACGGCGTCCATGATTGCCAGCCAGATACAAGACCTGGACTCGTCCGAAGTATGGAGCTAAATCACGCACCATCAAAGCGTGGAGTTGCCCGATGGCGAGACAGTTACGGAATTGGTTGCGGTAATAAGACCGCTCAGCCGCGCGATGAATCTCGCCGCTAGTGTGGTCGCCATACGCCAAAATCCAAAGTGTCGGAAACGAAAACGTGGGCGCAAGCGTTTTCTGCGTCCAATCAATCACAGTGTCCACGTACCGTTCGGCACGGACACATGAAATTGGAAAATTGTACTCTTCCAAACCGCCTACCGCCTCCGGCCGCACAACTTGATCGTGATGGCCGTCGGAAAGGTGCATGACGCAATCTTCCACAATCTGTGCCTTTGCGTGAGGTTGATAGATGGTCGGCAAGGCTGCAAATGGTTTAATCCGTTGTCCCATCTCAGTGGTGATGGCCTTGAACAACCCGGCAATCTTCGCCCCCGCCTTAACCTTCTGCCGTTCGCGGTTGCGCTCGTCAGTCAAGTGAACGATCTCGGCTTCCAATTCCATGACCTTGGCATCAGTTGGGTCAAAGTCAGGAATTGGTTTATGTTGCCCGCCTGCGGACTTCGGTGTCGGCTGCCCATCCGGCCATGCGATGTCTTTGTGAACACGCCCTGTCGCAATATCTGAAATGATGGACCGGCTGACACCAAATTGTTTGGCGATTTCCGGTTGGGGTATCTTGCCTATCTGCACCTTGATCTGTGTAACCTGCTCGTTGCTAAGTTTCTTCATCCGTTCATCTCCTAGTCTATGGCCCAGGGATCAAGGGGCTTATCCTTGGCATCCGGGTTTTGTTTGGCTTTCCGTCGATTCTGACGGCGCACCAATTTCTTGTACCAACGTTTCAGCGTTGGTGCATCGAGCATCTGCGCCGTTCGTTTCCAACTGTTGGACTTGCTGAGTCGCCCCATTGCACCGTCCCTCCGCAAGTATTGCAGTTGCCACTTCGATCTCACAACCCTGAAACCGTCGCCCCAGTCGCAAGGCAGCCACTCCCGTTGTCCCCATTCCTGCAAACGGGTCCACTACTAGGTCGCCCGGATTCGAGTGGGTCGCCACCAGCCGGGTCATAAGTGGGTCCGGCTTCTGACACGATCTCTCAGGCCGGAACAATTCAGTAATATCCGTCCAAACATTAGAGACTCGCTTGTACTCAGACTTGGCCGGGTACTTCGGATTGAAACCCGCATAGCCACGCTTCTCGGCTAGGTAGGGAATGTTGAAGGTCCATTGATCCGAGCAAGTGTACCACAGAATTTCCTCACGGCAAAAGAGGTAATCACGTTGTTTACCGTATGCCCGACGTTTGCCCCAAGTAATCCAGTTGCGATACGTGTAGAGACTTTCAAGCCGCTGCATCAGATTCAACAGCGGATGTGCGCCGTGTTTCCCGATGCCCCCAAAGAACACCAGGCTCCCCGTGTCTTTGAGACAAGAGTGAGCCGCTTGAAAGACGCCAAAGAGCCAGTCCACAAACTCGTCCGCCGTGCGCCATTGATTATCCCATTCATCTTTGACGATGCCAAAGAAGGGCGGGTCTGTCAAGAACAAGTCTACAGACTTCTCCGGCAGACCCCGTAAAAACGTCAAAGCATCAGTTGGGACAATGTGCATGACAATCTCCGCGTGCCGGGCGGGGAGTGGCGTAAACTCCCCGCCCGGCCCAACAGGGGTTTAGCGAATGAATTGCTTGACCCAGTTGATGGCATTGTCGAAGTTGAACGGCGGCTTGAAAGCCGGAGCACCCGGTTCCTCCCCGCCACCCGAGGCGCGTTGTGGATAGCCACCCGGCGATGAACCTTCATCCTCGACCGGAATCGCGTCAATCTCTTTCATCGTTGGCATCTCAACGGTCGGATTGATGGCCCACTCCATCTTCGCGTCCCTGGCAAACGTATGGATGCGCCGCACAGGGACGATGAAGTTGAAACCTTGCAACTGCATCACACCTTGCGTCAACATGCCGACATAGGCACCGTCTGCCTTCAAGAACATGCCGCCGCCAGACGACCCAGGGAAAGCAACCGCCGTCACTTGATCGAAAACCTTGACATTGGCACCCTTCATCGGGAGCATACGACCCGTCTGGCTCAAGACGCCGGTGGTATAGCTATTGGCCCCGAATTGACCGAGGAGACTACCGCAATGGCTCAACTCGATACCGATAGGCGGGATGTAGTTGATGTCTTGCTGGAACTTGGCACAGATGGAAAGGGGATAGGCGCTCTTGCAACGAACCATCAATACGGCCAAGTCTTCGCCGTAATCAGCACCGCTGACTTTAACCACCTTGCAAGCATACTTGACCTCGCCAACCGCGCGGCCGTTCTGTTGTCGCTCTTGAACGATTTCAGCGTCTTTGTATTCAATGAGAATCTTCGGAGTACCTGTAGACGAAATCACCGTCCGCGTAGTGCGGAGACCGTCAACGACGTGGCCCGCCGTCCAGACGAAGGTAATGGTTTCATCGCCAACCTTCCGAGTGACAAGTGTACCCGAACCTTGGGCACGATCAGCCTTAATCGTGACACTGACGGCTTGCAAGTCATCAGGGACACCAGCCAGCGCCGCCGTGGGAACGGCAAGAGCGATCAGAATAAGAACCAACAACACGTACTTCATTGTTTGGACTCCACATGAAAAGAGTAAGTTACCGAAGCAACAAATTAAGGGGTGAGGTACAATCCTCCTCCACCGACACGTCTACCATACTTTCATACTCAGGTTGAAAGCGACAAACCAAAGCCCAACACACGTCCCCAGCAGGATCATCGTTATCGTCTTCTTCTCGTAGATACGAGAGAATGAAATCGTATAACGTATCCGCATCGGGCGTTTGGACTTCCACGTCGGTCACTGTCCCATCATCCAAAAGCATCTTGAGGTAGGCACCTGTAAGGCGGCGTCCCCAGTGGCCTCTGGCTAGAACAATGTGTAACCGAATAACTCTCACGTTGCCTCCATGACTACTAATTCGCCATCTTCACTGGAATCCATCCAATTAACATCCGCCATGATTTCGCCCATCGTCATCAACTCCAACTTTCGATTCTCCCGGATCACCTGCAAGACGCGCTCATCGCTAGGCAAGTGAATCAAGTCAACGATGGTACAACCCTTGTTCAAGTCCATTCCGATTCGGTGAATCCGATCCTCAGATTGAACCCGGTATTCGGGTTTCCAACTATTGGACCAGTACACCGACATCCTAGCCTCGACCAACGTGAGACTCATGCCGCCGGATTCCGGGTTTGCTGCGAACACCACGCGAGGATGGTCCATATTCGCCCAATAATCCAATGGTTCCTCAACGGTATTCACACCTTCATCCGTGAGCACTTGGAAGTTGCCCTGGTCACACCGCACAACATTCCATTTATCCTTGAGGCAAAGTCGCACGATGCGGTCAACGGACCCTGTAAAGCCAGCAAAAACTACAAGCCGCCCAACTTCCTCATTCTCGTCAAGCAACATCCTGAGAGCGGCATCCTTCGGGCATGGAACTTCACGGGTGACCCGAATCATCTTCACTACTTCCTTCGTGCCACCACACGTCGGGCAAGTGATCGACTGCTTTTGCAGTCGAGCAATGGTATCCGGGTCAAGAAGGTCGATGGCCTGATAAGTACGTTCGGGTGAGTCAGGATCACTCCACTCCGCAATCGTGCCATCAGTACATTGCCGACACGCCACCATACCGTCTTGCTCTTCACGATATTGAAACCCATCGCTCAATTCTCGCAGAAGCGTCATGCCGGTGATAGCGTTCGGAGCCGATTGCACGATGGCTTCGGCAACACGCAATGCACTGGCAGTCGGTTTGCAAACAATCTTGCGGTAGCGCTTATCAGGCAAGCTGAGGCAATCTTTCTTATGTTTAACGATGACCAAGCCTTTGAGGCGGTCATTCAAGTACGCCACTTCGTTCTTGCTTGGCTTGTAGGCGTGGTAATCTTCGGGGTCTGCGCACTCGTCGAGTTGGTGTGGACCTTCGGCTTCCAATTCGCCGCACTCCGCGCACTTCTTTTCGTCATCCTTCCAGCCAGTACGTTTCTTGAAGGTGCCAGAATCATAGGATTGCTGGACCATGAAAGCCATGCGCTCTTCCATCGCCCGTTGGCTGCCTTCTCGAAGAAAACCAGGCCAGGCAATTTCACATTGGCTCCACCAGTCCACGGGTGTCTTCGGTGACGGCGTTCCCGACATCTCAATCACGTAACCCTTGAAGCCATGATGCTGCCGAATCAAGTCTGCAAGACGTTGGCACGCACGCGAACGTTGCGATGTGCTATTCTTGGTTCGGCTTGATTCATCCTCGATAAAACCCAATGGCGGAATGGCGTCGGGTGCCCACTCGTCCATAACGCGAACAAGACCTTCATAGGTGAAGAACTCCACCTGAATCCGGTCGAAGGGAAACTGCCATTTCTTCAATTCACGTTTGATATTCGGGATACTGGTCTTCGGCCCGGCCCACCACCACACTGGAATCCCCGACCGTTCCATGACCTCTTGGGCCGAAAGTGTCTTGCCGGTGCCCATCTCGGCCGCAAAGATTTGATAGTGATAGGTGAGACCGCTGTCCGACATATCGCACTGGTGCGGCATCAACGGACGTTCGTACTCATGCTGGATCAACGGCCGGTCGAACCAAGCATAGACATCCTCACCACATAGGAACGCGAGTTGGAAGTTGTTGCGCTGGCAGTCATCAACCGACCACATCTTGCGCGGGTCTTCCTCGTCATAGCCGTGCCATTTCGAGCCGCGCATGGCCTTGATCTCGTCCTTCAAGGCGAAAGGAGACTTGACGAAGAAAATACGACCGTCCTTTCGCTCAATCAAAGCAGGCACCCGAACTAGGGTGCCGCTCGACGTGCGGACGGTCATTTTGATATTCTCAATCATCCGGTATCTCCCACACACCTAAGCGATATTCAAGCACCTTTGGACCATGAATTTCCCTAAATCTCGTCCTTTTCGATCCAATCCGCCACCATCATCAAGACGTATGCCTCGGGCGGCGTTCGGGTCATCGCTCGTTGCCGCAGTGCCGTTGCAAGCCGGATACGTTCGTTTACACGCTCGCTCTCAATTACCACCAACGGGGGTTCAATCAACAATGACATCGGAAACTGCATGACTGTATTCCAATTATCTGTGTAGAGGCTCAGGTCGAGGTTCGGGCCGTGGCGACCGTGGCGGCCGTGGCGACCGTGGTTGCGGCTGCGGCTGCGGCTGCGGCTACGGCTGCGGCATGGACACGGGCGGTCGGCAACCAATAAGCAACAGTAAACTGGCGAGAATCAACTTTCGCATTGAATCCTTCGGGTGGCAATCTCGTAGTTATGGGGGTCCAGTTCAATCCCGATGCACCTGCGACCTAGTCGCCGGGCGGCCACGAGTGTCGAACCACTGCCAGCAAATGGGTCCAGGATAAGTCCCCCATCCGGGGTTGAAAGCAAACCCAACAAATACTCCATCAGAGTCAGGGGCTTAACAGTGCTGTGCGTGTTGCCGCGCCTTCCTTTTGCGCTTATCCGCGACAACACGCGCGATGCTGCACTGACGGCACTCAGCAGTGACGCCATCGTGCCGCTTGTAGAAGTCCGCAATCGGTCGATGTCGTCCGCAACGGCGACAAGGTTTAATCCAGCCGCCAGCAACATCTCTGTAGCACCCAGAATGGATGCGTTTGTGTTCGAGGAAGGTGAGAAGTTGCAGGTTCTCAATTCGATTGTCAATCTTATTAAAATTGACATGATGGATGCAATAGCCATCCGGGATTGGTCCGTAATGTTGCTCCCAGACAACATCGTGTTCCATGCGGCGTCGGCCAGACGGTGTGTGCCAATAACGGATATATCCCTGATCTGTTTCAGCAACTCGTCCGTCTCTTGGCTTAGGTCCACATCTTCCCATGTCACCACCTTTTCACAACCTTTATTTCGCTCGTTGGTTGTTGCTTTAGCACAATAAAAAAATCGACTTGCCCCGCCAGAATCATTGGGATATTCACGGCTGAGATGATTGTTGATACCCCAAGTCGTACCCTCCACGACTGCGTTCTTACTCCGCTCGGATCGTTTCCCAGTGACACTAAGCCGCCCAGTCTGCTCGTCCAACTGCGCGGCAGCCTCTTCATCCAACAACACGTTCGCAGGCCACCGGCCGCACTCGGACCCGCCTACGGGTGAGCGCTTCGTACTCGCCCAACCAGCCACGGTCAAACTGTCCCCGCGCGTGCGCACGGTACTCTCGGTGCCAACCCGACTGGCTTCAATGTTCATCCCCGCCACGTCCCAAGTCAAAGCATTGTGAGCAATCGTCCCGTCCATCGGTTTCATCGCCAGGACGATTGGTTCCCAAGCCGGTTTCAGGGCCATAGCCCAACCAGTCCACTTTGCTGCCTCGGGTGTGGCCGGGGCCGTGATAGCGCACTCAGCCTCGGGATTATGTAGGTCGCCATAGACTTCGTTCGTGCGGCCATTATTGGCGAGCGAATAACCAGGTTGACCTAACTTGGTGCCTATAATCTCGCGTTTGGCTCCCTTTGACTTGTCGATCATCTTTCCGATGTCACCACACTTTGGCATCCCCTGCCCATAAAGCCACATTAAGGTGTCTCGAATCTCCCACCCCGCATCTTCAATCGCACAAGTCAGCCGATGATAGGTTCGTGTGCCACCGAACGCCAAGAGTAACGCACCAGGTTTGCAGACACGCAAGATTGCCCGCCAATACTCCGGTCCTGGAACCACATGATCCCAACCTTCTCCCATGAAATTTATCCCGTAGGGCGGGTCCGTAACTACATAATCCACGCATGACTCAGGCAACGTAGCAAGAACATCCCGGCAATCACCTTGATACAACGTGATGTCTTTCATCTCTTATCTTCTAGGTAAAATGTTTGTTCCGGTCCAGGACGTTGCTTAAACTCGCTCCATACGTTCAATCCTTCGTTGTAAAACAGACCGTAAATCTGATTGAAGCAATGGCGAATCGTATGTTCAGCATCGGGATTTGATCCTGCCTTGACGGCATCCCGCCACTGATTCAATGTCCCCGTGAATACGGCGGCCATGACGCCTCGCCCCAGTGTCTCTGTGAAAACGACTGGCATCCCGGCGGCGCACTCAATGATGTCGAGTAGGTCGCGCTCATCCGCAACCATAAACAAACTGAATGTTGTATGCGCTAACAAGTTCGGTTGCAACCCCGCCCGAGCCTCGGGATCGCGCAAAGCCGCAAGGCAGCTTAGGAAACGTTCCGCTTCCGACATCTTGCGCGGGCACGCATCAATGGCGGCAGCCGGACTGCGACCAAGAACCTTGTGGCTGATGCCGATGAAGGCTGCCATATCCACGGTCGGACGTTGAATAATGATGACGGCTGGAAGCATGTTATACTTGAATGAACCAAGTCCAATCTGCGCCTCGTTGTACAGTCTGACCAATCTTGGCGGCATATTCGTCCACAGCCCGTGTCACACCCCACTGCGGATAAAACACTTCCATGCCGTAGTCGTGGCCGCACAACAGACCGCCGCTTCGCACTTTTGGTGCCCACAATTGTATGTCGGCAGCAATGCCTGCGTATGAATGGTCTGCATCGAGAAAAACGAAATCAAGTGAACCTTCTTCAACGGCAGATTCCCAAGGTGCGAACATCCGTGTTGCTTCTTCCGAAGTCATTCGCAGAATTTGGCGACGATCCCGTGCGTGGTCTGTCACGCGCAACGCTTCCGCCAAGTCTTCTTCACGTTGTTCCTGTGTACGGGCAACGATGCCGTCCCCTGATTTAGCATACGAGGAATCTTCCGCAAAGACACCCCAGGTATCAACCATGCCAAGTTGTAAGGTCGGCAATTCAGTCAGTAAGTAACCTGAAAGTGCCCCACGGTCAACACCGATTTCTACACCCTTCAACATGCCGTCATGTTGTAAGGACTTCACACGCTCAACGACATCCGGCCCACGCCACAACCCGCGAGTTTCATACCATCCGCCACCAAGCAACTTTTCGAGTCGCCTAAAGTAACGCATGTATTGCTGATATGCGACAGGTAGACTGTGACGTTCTTCCACAGCACGGCGACAGTCAAGAGGGTCAATCCATTTTATACTATTCACAGCACTCACGAACTCTTCCATGTCACGACAACAAAATCCTGTCACTCCCTGTTGAATGATCTCAGGTAACGCACCCCAGTCGCTTGCAATGATCGGCGTCCCACACGCCAAGGCTTCAATGAGAACCATGCCAAAGGGTTCCAACCAACGGCATGGATGCAAAAGTGCTTTCGCCCCCCGCAACAATTCGAGACGCTGTTCCAAGTTCACGTACCCTGTAAACTCAACGTTACCGGGCAGTTGTTTGAGCCAATCAGGAACGTCGTGAGTTACCATATCAACGCCTGCCACGATGATTTTTGATCCACTCCGATTGGCAATGTCAATCGCAATATCGGTGCCCTTGTCTCGATCCAACCTCCCGAGACAAAGTAGATAGTCACCCTTCTTTTCCTGCACTTGGAAGTCATCCAAATCCAGGTAGTGTGGAATGACAGCATCAATCCAATTCGGGTTTCGCTCCATTTTCAACTCACCATAAAGGTAGTGCATCCACGCATAGGATGGGAACACCTTATGATAACTGAAAATGCCGGAATATCCGACGATAAACTCACAAGCCAGCGTTGACACGTCAGCGACGAACTTTTGATACCGTCCGAAACTGATAAGCGAGATGTCGCCCGTCCGATAACGTCGGCGCAGTGCCATGCGTCCTAACGCTATAAACGTTTGCCAAGTGGCACTTGCCCCATCGTTCTTCCATGCTGCCGCCGGAACTCCATGACTTCCCATCACCAAACCATCAGGCAAAAGATGTTTAGGAACAATGACGACCATCTCGTCGCACGGAGCATCGCTTCCTTCGGCTCCGTAAAACGTCACATGATGCCCATTATCCTTGAGCATCTTCGCCATGTTCCAAATCAATGGTGTCATTGGTTCATACGTATTCGCCTTGCATGTCGGGATATTCGCCAATCCGAAGAGATGAAAACGCATGGTAGTTTCCTTTTGGTTTCCTTGTGATTAGTGGAGACGGAGGGAATCGAACCCTCGTGTCAGGACGTTTCTATGCCGGTGTCTACGTGTGTAATCGAAACTCGAACTCAACACAAACTCGAAACAAACAAGCAGTCAGTCGCTAGGCTGCCATAGCAAATTGCGGTTTGGCAATTAAGGTTTTAATCGGCTTTTAACGTGGCCCACCGATCAACCACGACACGCAACCAAACACATCATCCGTCTGATCGAATCCAATTCGTCCCCAAAGTCCGCTCACTGAACTCCCCTTCACCAACAGTCTGGTTGAGGCCGTGGCACACCTAGTTCAGTTCCCCACGGTCAGGCCGATAGCCGAGCGGCAAGATCGTTTCTACTGCTGAATCCCGATGCCGGGATTGAGCACTTCAACCGTGACCCGAAGCCGGACACCTTCGCGTGTGGCGTCCCGTTCCTCACAGTTATATGTACCCGACGCCTGTTGCGCTCGTATCTTTTGCAACATCTCGTCGAACTCAGCATTGCTTGGAAAACCCAATTGCCGCGCAATGTAGTTAGCCAAGGCTTCCGGTTGGTAGCCGCCTGTCACCACATCCGCAGTCATGGTTTCAGGAGTGGGTGGTTCCGTGATGATGATTTCCCGGTCGGTATCACCCGCCGAGTATTCCAACTTCACGTCGCCCTCGAACACGATTTGTTGAGTCATAGTCAATACCTTTCTGAAAGATAGCCGAGGGCGGTCGCCGTCGCCGCCCTCGGCTAATTGATGTTTACCGGGCGCGAGTGGTCTTCTCTTCGACCTTCTCGACACCGTTATCACGAATCGTCAAGAACCGCATGATTTCCTTGACGAAGACTTCCTCAGACGGCAGTGCCACAAAGGGCGTGCTGCACATCACGACAACCGGAGCGTGCCACGAACCTTTGCGGTTCTCAGCCAACTTCACCTTGAGCGTCAAGGGAATCGGGCCGTGCGGTTCCAGGCCAGTCACATCCGTCCCGGCTTCGGCCAGACGCCGAATGTCGCCTTCGGATAGCGGAAGGAAGGGGTAAATCTTCTTGGCTTCAATGCGGTTGGTCTTCGTGCCGCAGAAGAACTCCAAGAAGCGACGAGTGGATTGCTCGTAGACCAAGAAGGACGGACCAAACTGGCAGTGTGATTCCGCCTCAACCGATTTGGCCGCAATCCGCTTGAACTCCGGCGTCTCCATGTCGTACACGATGACGAGTGCTTCCAGGTCCGTCATGTCGATGGCCTTGGGTCGGCGGGCCAATGGAAGAATGTTCACCGTCACTCCCAGGTCGTAGACTTCCTCGTCGGATTCCGGGATGCCATAGTGGCCGGGCCGGATCAATTCCTTGTTGATGGCCTTACCCTTGGTGAACAGTTGCATCCGGCCAATATAGTCGCCACCCTTCGCCAGTTCCGCGAACTGGTCGTCGGTGCCGATCTGGGTGGACGGAAGTTGATTCAGGTTGACAGGAACCAAAGCGTTGTCGGACATTGTTGTACCTCGTTGTTGTTGTTGTTGGGATCAGGAAAGTGGATTCTGGATGGTGGATTCAGGAGTTAGGGGATCGAGATGTGGAGGTAGGAATGGGCAGTCTAGGGCATCATCAGGTTCCTTTCGTGTTATTAAAGCCGTGTACGCACGTTCGCGGAATTTCTCTTTCTGAACGGCAATACTTTCTGAATCAAGATGTAGCATCCATTGCAGACAACGTTTCCAAGCATCAAGTGGCGTGCAATCCATTGTAACCACGGCTCCGGCATCGCACATCGTTGCTTCCCGTTGCAACTCTTTCACGGATCGGCAATGTGGGACTGGCTCAAATTCATTCAATTCAGCAACATCAAGTGTACCTTGAATTGCTGCTTCACGGTAACGTTTCAAGTACGCCGAAACAAGAACTCGAAACTCATTGCGCGGCATTGTCATCGCCAGCGGTGCAAATCGAGGTTGGTGTCGAAATGGAATCAATGCCAACTTGATAGCATTATCTACCGGCATTTCGCCCCGTTCCAACCGTTTCTGATTCCGTGGCGACAAATCAAGCAGACCAAGAATCTGATTGATCCAAGCGGGGCTTTTGTGGACAATCGCTTGCAACTGTGCCAATGTAATTTGTGGCCGGGCGTCAATTATCTTTTTGATTTGTCGCGCAAACTCCACCGGCGTCGTCTCAGGTCGAATCGCATTGGCTTGAATCTGAAGCGCGATTACGTCATCCTCAGTCAAGTTGTATTTGACGATGCACGGCACAACTCGCAATTCAAGTTCCTTCGCGGCTGACCAACGATAAAGTCCATCTACTACTTCATAGAAGCCAGACTTCTGCGCTGGGCGCACACAGATAGAATTGAGGAAACCCTTGTCAGCAATCGAGTCCCGCAGTTCCAAGTACGCAACCGATTCTCGGTTGACCAACCGCAGAATGACCCACGGTTCGATCAATTGGCGTAATGGGATTGGGCGAGTTTCATCTTGCACAACAACGTCTCCGCGTCTAACTACAATATCGGCCAAAACAGCAAAATCCTGCATCAAAAGTAAGAATCCATGCAGGTTTTTGTTCGATTGGCCGATATTGTATTGTAGAGGGAAAATCTATGCAGTTGACCCGATGCCAACGCCGCCGGTTCTATCCGGTTCTCACTGCCGCACAAGAAAACGACTTCTGGCGACACGTCACCCGTGGCGACGACGACGCTTGCTGGCCGTGGCCGACATGGCAACCGATTATTGAACCATTGCCTACATTCTATCTATGCCATCATGGTGATGTAAACGCCGCTCGAATTGCATACTGGCTCTGGTACGGCGTTCAACCGGGACTCTCGAACGTCTTGCACTCTTGCAAGAATCCCTGTTGTTGCAATCCACTTCACCTGTATCTGAGGATGACCCATGATAAAGGTCAGTGAAGCTCTTCGCAGCTTCCTACAAGCCCGAAAGACGCCTCAGAACACTGATCTAGTGGACCGTTGGGGAACCCACCTGGAAACACAGGTGAACGTTGCCGCCGGGAATGGAGAGCCGGTCGCTGGTAAACGGACAACCTGGTCGGACGGTGTAAACGAGTGGTTCAATATCCGCATCCCCAAAAACGCGGCAACCGATCCCACCTGGAATGACTACACCCTTCCTTTCCCCTTGGACCTCCATGCGGAGGGGATTGGTTGCACCGGTTGGGACTGGGGAGAACTCTGTTCCCGTTGGGTGGGGTACGACTTTGACGCCCTCACCAGTCACGCCAAGGGCGTCGGCATTGCTGACGCTGAATTGGCGCGTGTCAAGACAGCCGCCGAAGCCCTACCCTACGTCGAAGTCCGCAAGAGCACTGGCGGCGGCGGCATCCATCTCTACGTCTATCTTGACCGAATCCCCACTGCCAACCACACCGAGCACGCCGCTCTGGCCCGTTGTATCCTGGGAATGATGTCGAACGATACGGGATTCGACTTCGCCAACCAAATCGACTGTTGCGGTGGCATCATGTGGATTTGGCACCGGAAAATGAACCTGGGCAACCTGGGACTTCAAGTAACCAAACCGGCCACCAAGATTCTTGGCGTCACTGATCTTCCGGCCAACTGGCGTGACCATATCGAAGTTGTCACACGTCGCCGAACCAAAGTTCGCATCAATGAAGTCGCCGAAGACGACCTGGACCCCTTCGAGGCGTTGGCATCCAGTCGAAAGATGATTCCTCTGGATGACAGTCACAAAGCACAGATTGAAGCCCTCATGCGGTCAGGTTACACGTCATTGTGGATCACGGACCACCACCTGCTACAGACACATACCTGCGCGCTGCAAGGTCTCATGGAGCCAGCATCAAAGAAGGAACTGGGACTGACTGGTCTCTTCAAGACAAACTCTGAGGGACGCGATCCCGGCTCACCAAATTGCTTCTTGTTTCCCTTGCCGAAAGGCGGCTGGCGAGTCTATCGCTTTTCGCCAGGTGTAGCCGAAGCCGAGAGTTGGACACAAGATGGTGAAGGTTGGACCACCTGCCTCTTCAACAAGGCACCCGATCTTCCATCGTTGTGCAAAGCCCTGGGCGGTATCGAAGACCCGGATCAGAATGGTTACGTGTTTAAGAGCGTCTTGCAGGTTCGGGAAGTTGCCAAGATTCTCGGTCAAGAAATCAAATTGGACGAACAGTTTGATGGACGTGAAATCCTACTCAAAGCACACAAAGATGGCCGGTTGATCGTTCAAATCAAACGCGAGAAGGGCGACGTTCCACTTGACGACTGGCTTGAGAAGAAGAACAAATGGGTTCGCATCTTCGATGTCAAGACGGCACCCGAAGAGGAACTTGACCAATCTGTCTATGACAACTTGATCCGTGCGCTCAAGACACCCGCCAAAGAAGGTGCCGGATTTGTTCTGCATGAAGGCGGCGAATGGGTCCGGCAAACCGACAGCCGCATTAAACTAACCCTCCAAGGCATGGGCAACGACAAGACAGCGTGCGAAGAGACGATGGGCGTTGCCATCGCCAAGACGTGGAAACTGGTCAACCTTCCCTTCCAACCGGAGTATCCAGGCGGGCGACAATGGAACCTAGACGCCCCGCAGTTTCGTTTCAAGCCTGCCGAGTTGGGGGACGAAGTGCCAATTCATCCGCATTGGGATATGATCTTCGAGCATGTCGGCGCTGACTTGACACCCGCCATCCGTGAATCAACAATCGCTGCTATGTGCAACATCAAGACAGGTGCCGATTACTTGCGCGCCTGGGTTGCCTGTGCGTTCCGTGACCCCTTCGAGCCATTGCCCTACCTGTTTCTCTTTGGCCCCGAGAATAGTGGTAAGAGCATCTTCCACGAATCCCTGGCGGCCCTGGTCACAAAGGGCGTCGTATCAGCCGACCGGGCACTCTCCAACAACAGTGACTTCAATGGTGAGTTGGCGGGAGCCGTTGTCTGTTACGTTGAAGAGAAAGATTTGTCGCAATCGAAACACGCCAACGCTCGAATGAAAGAGTGGGTGACGGCCCGCATGTTGTCGATCCGCAAAATGCGGACGGATGCCTACTCGCAACCGAATACGACGCATTGGGTTCAGTGCGCCAACAAACAACACAACTGTCCTGTGTTCCCCGGTGACACTCGTATCACCGTCATCTACGTTGATGACCTGTTGCCGGACCAGGAAATCCCGAAGAAAGAAATGATGGTGCATCTGGAAAACGAAGCACCGCATTTCATGCACACGTTATTGACGATGCAAATGCCACCAGTAAAAGGACGTTTGCGGCTACCTGTGATTACCACAGCCAACAAGATTCATTCGGAAGAAATATCCAAAGATGATCTTGAACGGTTCATCGACGAGTTTTGTATCCGAGAGATTGGAGCCAAGTTGCCATTCAAGGATTTCTACGAGCGGTTCTTTGCCTGGGTGCCTGCCGAAGAGAAACACCAATGGCCCCGCAGTATGATCCAACGGCGTCTTCCAATGGGACATCTTCTCGTCACCGGTCACGCCGGATTACGGTACGTATCAAATCTCGTATTCAAGGACAAAGCATGAAGATCAAAGATTCCGGGAAGCGAACCAACTTCAAGACAGGTGCAGTCCGCGATGGGCAAGAAGGCAAAGGACGTATGGACCTGTTGCCGGTTTCGGCCCTAATCGAAGTCGCCAAAATCTTCGAGGCGGGAGCCATCAAGTATGCGGCGCGTAATTGGGAAAAGGGCATCCCCCTCAGCCGTTTCATGGATAGCGGCCTACGCCACGCCATGAAACATCTGCGTGGCGACCGAGATGAACCGCACCTGGCAATGGCCGCTTGGAACTTCCTTTGCCTCCTGGACACCCAGGAACGCATCGCAAACGGTTTGTTGCCAACAGGATTGAATGATCTGCCCCGCAATCCAATCAAGCTGACCGCCGAGGGCGAAGCCGCCCTTGCAGCCATGAAGAAAGAGGCGCGCCGCCTTCGGCGTGCAAAGACGATCACGAGTCGAAAGACACGAGAACGTAAGTGAAAGAAATCCCCTTGACTCAAGGCAAGGTCGCCTACGTAGACGATAAATTCTATGTAGCATTGCAGCGTCGTGGCGCGTGGCACGCTGAACGACAACATCAAATTTGGTACGCATCCCGAACAGAAGTTGATTCAACAAACAAGAAACACACTATCTACATGCACAGTCTTGTATGGAAACTTGCTAATCGTAAACCCACGCGGGAACTTGACCATCAAAATCACAATGGTTGTGACAATCAACTAAGTAATCTACGTTCAGCCACCCGTTCGCAACAACTCCAAAATTGTCGTAAACGACAACACACTACAAGTCGTTTTAAGGGAGTAAGTTGGTCACAAAAGACAGAAAAGTGGCAAGTATTTATCAGAAGGCGTTATCTTGGTTTGCGAATTGATGAAAAAGTCGCTGCGCAACTTTACGACGACGCAGCAAAGAAACTCTACGGCGCATTTGCTTGCCTCAACTTCCCGGAGTCCACCGAATGACCACAATTCCCTTACCACCCTACTTGGATGGAAATCTCATGGCTGCCGTAGACCTGGAAACTACCGGTACACAACCAGGATTTCACGAAATTGTGCAAATCGCCGTCCTGCCGTTGGATTCCAACCTCCGGCCGCTGGATGGCGTGTTACCATTCTATACCCACATCCGGCCGCTTCATCCTGAACGAGAGACACCAGCCGCCACCGCCAAGCACAAGATTCCAATGGTAGAACTGATGCTTCACGCCCCGGAACAAGATCGGGTGGCCGACTGGCTCGTGGAATGGTTTGAGAACCTAAAATTGCCTTTCAAGCGTTGTCTGATTCCTTTGGCCCACAACTGGGCCTTTGAGTCGTCATTCCTCAAGGCGTGGCTCGGTGTTCCAATGGTCGATCAAATGTTCCATTCGCACGCCCGCGACTCCATGTTGTATGCAGTCTCACTCAATGATCGCGCAGTTTTCAGCGGACTCAAGAAGCCCTTTGCATACATGAATCTTGGCGCACTCTGCAACAAACTAGGCATTGTCAACACGAATCCTCACGATGCCCTGTCAGATTGCATCGCGGAAGCTGAGGTTTACCGCGCACTCCTTACTCTGAATCTGGTATAGTCATGGGTGATGTCTACAAACGCACAGATTGGAATAGTCTCATTGGAGACGTGAACGATGTATTACAGAATCCTCCCGAGGATACTGACTGCAATCCTATTGATTCAATCGACGAAGTTGATCCAGACCACATCTGGACCAAGAGTGACGTGCAATCAATCCAAGACGCCCTCCAACAAACTTGCGACGGCATTACCTTCGACAACATCCCAGACCTATGGAAACAATCCATCATTGATGAAATCAATGCCGCAATAGTGCAAGCCTGGTGTGACTGTGAACCCACAGAAGAATGTCTGGAAGAGTGCTCAAATTGTGGCGATATGGATATACTTGAGTGGAATTTTACTACACACGGTTGTACAGAAGCAGCCACTCCTTGCACCGCACAAAATGATGCTGCTAATCTTGGCGACCAAGCCGATGCAGCCGCGTATACGTATAGTGTGAAGTGGGAACTCTACTGTACTGATCTGTGGCATATTGACTGTCTCAATAAAAAAATTGAGCACCTGACGCAACAATTAACTGTGTTGGAAACCCATCGAGACCAGGCGTGTGCTGACGGTCCTCCGAGTGCTTGTGAGGCAGCGCAAGATGCTGTAGATGCGAAACAGAGTGAACTTGATGCCGCCAATGAAGCACTAGATCAAGCAGAAGAAGACCGTGACCAACACGAAGAAGAAGCTACGGAACAACGAGACATCTGTAACGCAAAGGCCGCAGCTTGTTGGGCGATCATTCACAATCTGCCGGGCATCTCTCTGGTAAATAACATCGGTGCCCACCCTTGGGTTGATTTTGAGTGTGAACATTTCCCTTCATGGGCTATTGCCGATCCGCGTGAATGTCGTGACGGGTGGCTCGTGGCACAAATACGCCAAGTCACCCACTATCCCTGGGGTGACGTACAAGTATTAAACTACACCACAGTTGGCGGCGGTGCATATAGTCCTGATGGAACACCGTATACACGCACGCGCCTTTATCATGGATACGAATGTTTAAGTCGCAGTCCGTATTCTTGCTTTGGCGGTTGCGAATGGGCCGACAGATGTGACACAGATCATCCCTATTGCTGTGATACAACCTACTACATGCGAACCTATCTCACCAAACCTGCCTGTGACCGAGAGTGCAAAGATGCCGTACCGTGTCCGCCATAGGAGATGTCATGTCGGTCAAATTTGAACCAGATGGAGCCTTTACAATCACACGAGGATCACCCACGATTCCCGTGGGTTGGATACCCGACCCTAACACACCAGGACGGTACGTGCCGCCTTGGAAACCTTGTCGTTTTCGGATGGTGTCCAAACACACAAACCACGTCGAAATCATAATCACACCCCATTGTGACCGCACACGCCAGAATACAACCGCTGATTGTTGCACATCTTGCCCGCACGCACAGAGTAGTGGAACAACACAAACTCTACCCCTCGAAGATGAACACGGTAATTCACAGGGGACTCAAACTGTCACTGTATATCCAGTTAGCGACACACAAGTTGCAAGACATGGAGTATGGCAACCGGAATCAATTAAACGGTCGCCGTTAGCCGACATCGAACACACGTTGCCAGTTTACGTTGAAAAACGTGACCGAAAAGTTCGCTTCGAGACAGACGGTAGTATCACCTATGAACAAGAAGAAGGTTGGGAATCACCGCGCGACATCAACGGTTATGAACGCGACCCCAACAATCCGTGGCACTTTATTCCACTGTGGCCTGAGTGCAGTTTACGGCATGGTGTTGGCGTGCGGTATGCAAACTGTGGGTGCATCGGCATCATCATGCGTTGCAACAACCCTGATGCCATCCAATTCGGAGACCGCATCGGCCACGAGCAATGTCGTGCTTGTCAACGGAGAAAAATATGAGTTGCGAAGGTTGCCCTGAATTACACAGTGACGGTATACATTACATCGTCTATACTGGCGGCCCAGCACATGCACCCTTTGCCGCAATGCGAGCACTTCCGAAGCCAGACAAAGATGTCATCCGCCGCTTTACCTACCCGACGATTCATGCAGATGGTCGCATTGAATACCCCGAGGGGCCAGTTCCCCCAGTTCCCGAAGGCTACCAAGCCTTGACTCAATGGGTCTTAAAACCTACTTGGGTCTTTTGTTCCTTCCGCCTCTACTGTGTTCGACTCCATGAGGAAGGCTACCTCGAAATCACGGGTAAGTGTGCCAATTCCGCCTCGGGCGTGCGTAGCGATATATGTGTGACTAACACTTTCTGCCAAACCTGCTCCAAACGCACTGATTAGCACACTGCGCATGAAAGCGGGCACCCAGATCGGGTGCCCGCCGCAGCATCGCCGCCGCCAATTTCTACTTGCTACGTCCCTTGTGGAAGGAAGCAAGTGTCTTTGCCAGATTGATCTGGCGTGTCGTCTGCGTTGTAACGTTCTTTGGCGGATGGGCCATGAAGGAACTCACCGACATGCCCGCTGCCTTTGCTTTTCGCGTCAACGCGCCGGGGTGTTTAATCGCCCCGGCAATCCACTTCTTTGCCATTGGAACACTCCTCTCAAAAGTTAGTCTTGCAAGAAAGCCGTCCCTGCACCATAAACTTCGCCGTCAGAATCATACTTGAAGTCGAAGTTAGTTTCCTCCCCGTCACCTTCTGTGATCCACACGTCAGCCATTAAACAAAGATACCCGCTCTCACCGATCTTCAACGCATCCGTCAGTGGCGTGCCATCCGGGTTATCGTCGTTGCCAATTAACATGCCTTCTTTCACGACAAGATCACCGTCTTCACTGATGCCATGAAGCAGTGTCGATAGATGTGAGTGTTTCGATGGATCATCCCCCTTGGAATCAAATACCTTCGTCTCACTAATGTCAATGCTGATCGCACCTTTGAGTTGTTTAAGTGGATCAAGTTGCAATAAGCGTCCCACGTACATCCGTAGATTCAAGTGTGGTCGGGGTGTCGTGTCCAACTCACCATAGACGCTCAAATTGATAATAGTCTGGGCTGTAAAACCAACATCCGTTGGATGCCGGTCTCCTCGGTCACTTTGTCCCCGGAAGACCACATTTGGCCCACCCACAAATACAGTATCCCCAGTTTCAATGCCGGTCGTGTCCCCAATTGGCAAATTTCCAGTCGCACCCGCGCCAAGTCCACCGCCTCCGGCATCACCACTGACAATATCCTCGGAAGGCGGCCATGTCCGCGATACAGGCAGGGCAGCAGGCCAGTAAAAGTCAAACGTTGTCATGGTCCCCGCTCGCACTGGCACTGTACACTCAAAGTCTACTGTGTTGTCAGTTGAATTGTATGATGCCTTATTTACAACCGCCTTAACCGCCCCAGTTGCCACATAACCACCGGCAAAATCAAGGTTCACACAATCAAATGTCTCCAAGTTCAATTTGTTCAAGAACGTCTTGAACTTGAGTCGCTTCCAAGTGTGTGACTTACGAATCAACCAAAACGTCGCACACTTGAGCACGATGTCAGGTTGATTGTAGATGTAGAAGTCATACTCTTCTTCCTGTGTCCCGTACCGTTTGATATTGTGCCGAAGGATAATGGTCTTCTCAGACTTGTCCTTCTCACGGTCAGTCTGCCCAGGTGCCCAACTTACCCGCCACTTGACAATCATTTTCGTCACAAGGTCTTCGGTCGGCGTTAAGTCTACTTCGACACCTTTCTCTGCGTCCACGTCACTCACACTGACGGTATCATTGATCGTTGGAACTTCCGGCAGATACTTGATGTAAAACTTACCGTTGCTGATCCACAAGGCGCACCGCGCTTGGAAGGCGATCTCTTGTAACACAGTGAGTGTATTCTTGCGATCCAAAATCGGAAAGTTAGCCGGGAACTTAACCAACTTCGTCCGTGTAGCATTAAACGTTGTTGCATCCCAATCCAAATCCGTGTACGTGTCAACCAAATGCTTGAGGATGTCCACAATGTTTGGACCAATCGTAGAATGAAATGTGACATAGATGTCATCACTCCATCCTTGGTCAGCGATTGTACTCAATGGTTTATTGAATACAATTTGCACTGCCGTCACTGTACCATACACCACTGATCTCACCGTGTAAAGACTCGTTGGCACATCAACCAGACGCCGCTCGCCCGTAAACTGCTTGTACGCCTTCACAGCCAAGACCGTGCCAGGAATAATCGACACAATGTATGTCACAGGTTCGGCACTATTCAATTTGACAGTCGCCCCAGCTTCGGCCCAAAACTGCTGTAGGATAGGGTCGGTTGTTTGTTGATTATGCTTATTGCTGGCCGTTGTTATGATGAATCCATACCGACGACACTCACACGTTCCAAAATTGGCCCATATACAACTGCACGGAACTTCAACTCGATAGTCGTATTCTGTTGCTTCCGCAGACGACGGTTCCTCATACGGACACGCATCATTCCGGTCGGCTGCCTCATTCGCAGCCGTCTGTTCAAGATCAGGATTGGTGCGGGATTCAATGTAGAAATACGCCCCCATAAAATGTCCAGTAAACAAACCACCATTGATGTCAAGAACAACAGTTTGATTCTGAGGGAAGTCTTCACCCCCTAAGATGTTAATTGGATTTGTACCGAGACCATGCGCACTCGCAGTTGCCAGTTGTTGACCACGACTCCACTGCGCACAAGCAGCTTGTCTTGCCATTTGCTCGCTTGTCTTGAAACGTTGTTCTTCCAACTTATTGATCTGGTCAAGATAGTCCGCAGCCTTAACACCATCTCCCGCTGCATCCCAGCAAGCCTTAGCACACCAAAGAACGTTAGACTGGGCCGCAATCTGCGCCAATTGCTTATAGGCACCCGAATCGGAATTGCCACCGTTCCCCAATAACGGTTGTGAATTGTAGTGAGACTGTCCTGCAACGATCCCTACGGGCGTCAAAGTAGTTCCTGTTACCGCGTGGTTCACTTGCAAAGCTGGACTATCTTGCACGGTCCCAAAGATCATCGGCCACGCCTTGCCAACCATCTCAGCAGGCAAATACGGAAACTGACCTTCCTCAGCCGAGAAACCAATCTCCTTATCCTCAAGTTGCGAGATGATCGTGAACTTCACTGTACGGTCGCGTTCATTCCAAGTAATTGGAGAACTAACCTTACCCGAGAAAAGCAGAAACTTATCCGTGAGGGCAAGACCCTCGAACCATTGGTAAACACGAACATCGCGCTTATGTACGTCGTGTCCATCAAAGATGGTTTTAATGGTGCCATCCGTATCGTCTAGGGTTACGTCAAGGGACTGGGAAGAACTGTTGTTGGACACTCCAACAACATTGTCAAGGTCGCCAAGATCAACGATCCTCCCAGGGATTCCGCTCACATCGCGGTCAGCATACGAACGCGCACGCCCCGTCACCCAATCGACTTCGATGATGGTAATGGGTTCATTGCCGTACCGAGTCGCCAATTTTGCCAGCCCGGCTACTGATATGCTACGCATTTTCAACTCCCTCAAATTCCAGTTCAATCATCTGCGTTTCACCACGAGGCATCGGAGAAATTGCCGGTCCCGCCCGAGTCGTGGTATCAAACTCGAATGGATTGTTGACAAGGTTGCCAATCCAGACCCGATCAAGATGATCGGTAATCACAATCTTGGACGCAAAGTAAGCGTAGACAAATGCCCGCAACTCCAACCCCTTGTTGCGTGAGAGGCGAAAGGACCACTTCAATTTACGCCGTTCCTTACGTTTGACATAAGTATAGCGTGTCCCATCCATCGCCGTCTTGCGCATCACCGCCACTTGCAAATTCTCACCGTCACTAAACTGCGGATTAGGCAGTAGTGTTGTCGTTTGCAGTCGAGGGTATGGTGCTTGGAGTGTGAACACATTACACCTTCGGATACTGTGCCTTGATTGCAGCAACGGCATCACGCCAAGTGGTAGTACCGTTGACCTGATCCCAGTAGATCATGTCGAGTTGATCGGTCAAAGACGGATACGTGACTTGCCTTTGGTCCCGATACTCGCTATTCTTTTCGGCATCCGTGCGTGGGTCTGGGTCGCCTGGCTGACAACGTATTGCTGTAAACCGAATCTCGCAACCAGAATACAAGTTGGCAACATTCTGATGATCTTCATGTGTCGCCAGTACGGTGCCATTTTTCAGTACAATTTGCATGTTAGACTCCCTATACCGACGTGTTCACAGCAAAACCATTCCCCTGAGTATCCAGCGCCGGGGTACAATTCGTTCCGTTGCTTTGGAAAGAAGCACCTATGAAACAATTGATACCTTTCTGGGCTGCCCAAGCACCTATATTGTTGCCGGTAATTACACCACCGTCAAGGTACACCGCGCCAAAGTAACAATTGGTCCCAGATGAACTGCAACCACTTAATACTTGATAGCGCAGGTATAAGTTGGCACCACTGCCAAAACAATAGATGCCCGTTACCGAACCACTTATACATACGATGTCATTAGCAGCGTCCACAACAGAAAAACTTCCACGTCCCCAATAAAGACCGATGCTGCCACCTGAAATCCCCAAATTACGGCACCGACAATATGGAATGTTGCCACCAACTTGGTCATTACCCACACTCGAATAGAAGGCAGGATTGGCAGTTGGGACAACGGCAACAAAATCTCCAATTGCAATTGAAGACAAAATTGTAAAAGCCGCCCCCGTAAAACTCAGTATGCTCTTGATAACCCGAACTGTGCAAGTTACAGCGCCACTGGGAGCCGCCGTATGCCGATTCAGACTGGTTATAGTGATGCGGTTGTTACCTGTATCAACATTCGTCACTTGATGACACCCCGCCATCAACAATGGCAATGTTCCACCCGAGGCTGTCTTAATCAGCACATAATCACCAACCGCAATGTTGGTAACTGTATTAAGATTGATAATGATGGCCCATGCAGCACTACCCCCACTTGAACTTTGCACCGACGACATTGTTTTGTCATACGTATGAACACCCGTAATCTTGACCTGTGTACTACACGCATGGTTAATAGTAATCGCAGCCAAGTTGGTGTAGTGACCATCGTTGACGTAAAGTGTAACAGTGATACCACGAGGAATGTAAAAGCCGTCAAGGTACGTCAGAAATTTACCAATCGTCGCCCACGGAGTACCGCTACTACCATTCCCCGTCACATCACTTCCCGCAGGATCAATGTAGAAATTGGTGTCAACATTGATGCGGGGTAGGACAGGACAAGTTCCCACATTGATACCGACAGCCGTGATCGTTGAATCACAGTTGATGGCACCGGCTACATCCAGATCAAATGCGCCACATGCCTTGTTGATCCCAACACCACCCCATACTGTACCGCCACCTGTATGCAGATGCCACGGGTCAAAGGTTGAATCATGCGAGTACAGACACAACCGCACAATAGAAAAGGCATCTGGCAATGGATTGGGAATCGTAAACGTAACTTTAACTTTTCCGAGCAACGGTAGATTACCTTGACCGGCAAAACTCGGACTGATCCACGACTCCCCCGGTGTTACATCCGCATCATAGACAGTATGATAGTGACTGCCACTATTATCCCAGTTCTCAATCTTGATGTGAGTGGGTCTTGTGGTCGCCGTATTGCTAAAAGTCACACCCAAATTGAAGACAAGACTGTTCTCAATCGCAAACCCAGGATCAATCACAACAACAACAGACGTTCCAGGTGACGTACCAGTACCCCAATATGGTCCCAGGTCATCATCCCGAAACATACTCAATGCGTAACCCGAATCCTGAACAGGTGTTAATGTTACAGTCGTACCGCTCTTATCAATGAACGCAAACGCATCCTGATAATCCAAGATACAAGTATCCGTGACATACTGATTGCGTGGCATACAGATGTGGGTAAAGGCCGTTGCAGTTCCACCTGTTACATTTGTGAATCCGCCTGAAAAACCAGCCGTTACAGTGATCGCTGATACAGTTAAAGTGGTCCCATTAAATGTTAGATTTGCACTGTCCGCCAATGTTGTTGAACTGGACGCATAGGGCACCCGCCCGGCAGTTAGACCACTAATGACACCGCCGCCAGTGACGAATACACCGGGATCAAGCGTATCCGAAGATTGCAATTCTTCGATCTTACCGCTCGTCAAGACTAAAGGGCGTTTTGCAGCCATTATGATTTACCCTGTGATGGTCGAGTTAGAATTGCCAATTGTGTTAAGCGCCGGAGAATACTGACTGATATAGTGTGACACGGTAGTTGTTACTGAATCAATAGTGCTGCCAACTGACGACAAGATGCCTGTCGCCACCCAAGCAACTAAACTACTGCCATTTGCAGCAATCATCGAATCCTCATAGGCATAGACGCCAATATTTACACATGCAATAACGTATGAGGCATAACACGTAACATACGACTTATTGTATACATAAATTCCGACTGAATATGTCTGCTGGTGTCCACTTGAAACTCCATAGTTGAAGTTTATAAAACTTCCATCATGACACACAACGCCATGATAACAGTTGCTAACTGCAATAGAAGGCGCATTATTTACAATGCCAGACTGATTTGTTGCACTGAAACCAGTGTTGAAACCCGATACACCGACATTAGCCGCTAGGATAATGTAACCTTGGTTGGCAGCTACGAGACCGGAACCGCTCGCACGGGTATTTCCCACAAGTGCCACATTCCCAATAGCACGTATTGTAGCGTAGTTAGCAGTTATCCCATTAACACCGCCGGAAAAATAGCAAATTGCTTTTAGAACCACCAATGAAGTTGTAGTTACATTCCCACTGGCAAGTTGCCCGGCACTTGGAGACGTAGTCACTGGATCAATTGTGATGCGACTATTTACTGCATCCACGTTTGTCACCGGCCAGCATCCGAGTAAAAGTTCAGGATATGTCCCCCCGGTCGTACCCGTAATAATCACATAATCGCCGACTGCAATGTTAGTGACGTTGTTCAAATTGAGGACATAATTTTGATACGGTGGACCACCCGTGGATCGGATTGATGTCAAAGTCTTTGTATACGTTACTGCACCTATGATTTGGATTTGCTCACCACACGGATGCCCGCAAACTTGAGTTGCAGTAAATGTATAAGTACCCGCGTACAAAGAGATATTGACCACCACATTACTCGGAATCCATTTATCCCGTAGATAGTCAAATGCGTGTTGAATGGTCGCCCACGGATTTCCACTTGTTCCGTCACCGGTTACATCATTACCAGTCGTTGCAAGATGCAAAGTGACATCAGCCGCAATCATAAGACCAATGCTTGGCGCAGGCCCACTGGCACCACTTATTGCCTCTAACTTGATCGCGGGGCCAAGAATAATATCCAACTCAGTAGTGCTGATAGCAATGCCAATTTGAGCGACAAATTGACCATCGGTACTCGGAGCCGTTTTTGTTAGCCGTCCTGCGGTCGCTGCGCTCAGATAATACATACTACCCGCAGTCAAGCCGCCTGTATCCCCAGTAACCGCATCCCATTGTCCAGTAGTCGCTGTTAAGACTCCATTGGTTTGGATTTTCCCTGGTGCGCCATTTGCAATGCTTGTATCCTGAACCAGCCCGTCAACATACGTTGTTGTTGCGCTATCCGCCTTTGCAAGAGAAAACTGACTTGCAGCACTGGTATAAACTGGGGTGCCAATGGCCGCCGCCCCGCCACTATTGTTTGTAATGGTGACACTACTACCTAATGGTCCACTGGGACCACTGGGGCCTGTCGGCCCGCTGGGACCACTGGGGCCTGTCGGGCCTGTTGGGCCACTCGGCCCGCTAGGGCCGCTCGGCCCACTCGGCCCACTGGGGCCTGTTGGACCTGTCGGCCCACTGGGGCCACTGGGGCCT